ATTTAAAAATAAAGATGATAAAGTAGCTTTTCAATATTATACTCCCTTTTCTTTTCCATGGCAAATTTCTGGAGAGAAAAAACAAGTATACCAAACAAACAAAAATATAACTCTTTTAACAGAAAAAAGAATTAAAAGAAGAGGTCTTCAAGAATTCCTAAGAAAAAATTATCTCAAATTTTATGAAGAAGATAAACAAACAACAACTTCCCCATCTCCAAAATCTAAACCTTCAGGAAGAACGTCTTCATATTAATTTGGTTTAGTTAATTCCCTTTCGTATATTTACGGATAAAATGGTTATGTTTATATGTTTTGGATAGTAGAAAATGACAAACAACTAGAGTTATTTTCTAGATTAGATTATGATGAGGTTTTTCTAGAACCAATCTTAGCAAACGATAATATTCACCCTTCCTTAAATGATATAATTGCTATTTATATAAAAGGAATTAATGCCTCCAAGGGTTATATAGTATGTTTAAATCACAGTGAAACTACAAGTTGTAAGTGGCCTAAATTAAATTATAATAAAATTTATGTACGAAATAAAAAACTTTGTACATATTTTTTCAACACAAAGAATTTCAAAGATGTGCATTTTTTGTGCGATTTTAATGAAGACATCACCACCCATGCTCACCAATATTTCTACGCAAATTTCGCGGTAAAATGCGATATTAACCGCATAATACCCATCGTAAAGCACTATGAAAAATGTGAATTAATATTTGATGAAGTTAAAGATATCTGTGGAAAAGAAGAACCAAAGTCATTTAATTTCTTCAATTCTTCGGCTACAAATTGTTTTTATTGGGTTGAAAAAGAAGGTATAAGAGTTAATAAAGAATTATTAAAACAAAAATTTGAACTAAATGAAGATATTTACTCGCTTAATGGGAAATTTATATACTCACAATATAACCTTTATACAACTACTAAGAGACCTTCTAATAGTTTCAATGGGATTAATTTTGCTGCCTTAAATAAAGATAATGGAGCAAGAAAATCATTTATCCCCAACAATGATGAATTTGTGGAAATAGACATAAGTGCTTACCACCCTACTTTAATTTCTAATTTAATAGGATATAAATTTAAAGAAAAAGATATCCACCAACATTTTGCTGAAATATATGACGTTGATTATCAGAAATCTAAAGAATTAACCTTCAAACAATTGTATGGGGGAGTATTTAAAAAATATGAACATATTGAATTTTTTTCTAAAACAAAAAAATATATAGAAGAATTATATTCCAAATACAACAAAGATGGTTTTATTGAAGTGCCTATTTCCGAATATAGATTTTGTAAAGAAAAATTAGGAAAAATAGGAGCGCAAAAGCTTTTTAATTATGTGCTACAAAATTTGGAGACCGCAAATAATGTTCGTATATTGGGGGGGATAATAAGGTTACTGAAAATGAAGAAGACCAAATTAGTATTGTACACTTATGATTCGTTCTTACTTGATAAGGATAATACGGAAGAAGATACAATAAAAGCAATTTATGAAGTTTTTAATAAACAAAATTTAAATATAAAAGTTAGTTATGGAAAAGACTATGACTCGTTACAAAAAGCGTGATATTTATTACCTGGACGATTTCAATGTCCTTAAGAATGAAAAAATCACAGATTTGAACAATAAATTATTCTGTACTTTTACAGACCAAGAAGGTGTGGATCCCCTCCTAGAACAAATTCAACGAAGCTATAGCATATTGTATAATAAAATATTTGTACTTTATGTTAAAAGTAATGATGAATATGTTTGCACATATAATGTGGATCAAGGCAATGTAGGAGGGTTACCGGATAATACAATAATGGTCCACCGAAAAAAAGAAACAAACACACTTTATACAATTAATGCACTTAATGAATTAATTAAGAAATTAAATGGAGGTGTGGTTGACACAAGTTATCAAGTGAATTGGCTACATTATAAAAACTCAATATTATTAACACAGCATAATGAACTGAATCAATTAAATACAAAGATTCATAAAATTATCGACTTATAATGTGGCTTTTCAAGAAATTTTTATTATATTAATACGTAAACAAAAAAATTATAGTTATGGATTTAGATTTAATCAAACAAAAGTTAAGTTCTTTCGAACAGAAAAAAGGTAGTTACCAAAAATCTGATAGAGTAAATCATTTTTGGAAACCAAGTATAGGTAAACAGGTTGTAAGAATTGTGCCTAACAAATTTAATAAACAAAATCCCTTTACCGAATTAAGATTCTATTATGGTATTGGTGATAAAAATGTTATGATATCCCCAACCAATTTTGGAGGAGATGATCCCATTTATGAGTTTGTAAAAGAACTTTATAAAACAAATAATAGGGATAATTGGGCTTTAGCTAAAGAACTTAAAGCTAAAAAACCGATATTTTGCCCCTATTTTGGTTAGAGGTGAAGAAGATCAAGGTGTTAAACTATGGCAGTTTGGTACTTTAGTTTATAAAGAACTATTGTCTATTGCAATGGATGAAGAAATTGGTGATTATACTGATGTTTATGAAGGTAGAGATATTACCGTTGAGACTGTAGGACCTGAAGTTACAGGTACTAGGTATAATAAATCTTCTGTTAGAGTTAAAATTAAACAAACTCCAATAAGTGAGGATAAAGTTAAAGTGGAAAAATATCTTGAAGAGCAAGTTAATCCTGCTGAAATTTTCAAAAAATATACATTTGATGAAATGAAAGCAGCTTTACAATCTCATTTAAGTCCTGAAGATACTCCACAAGAGGGAGATATCATAGATGATGATAAACCAGCAGAAACCAATTATGCATTAAATTCAGGTCCCAAGAAATCTAAAGCGGACGAATTTGATGAACTGTTTGGAGAAGAGGATTCTAAAAAGAAAGATGATCTTCCATTTTAAATTAAGATAAAGTATGGCTAGAGGTAGAAAAAAAGTGTCGTTGACAGGTGCAGTCTCTGCAGAATTAAAAAAAGATTTTAATTTGGATAATTTTAAAAAGAAAAAGCTCCTAAATTCCAATGTTAAACATAAGGAACAGGATTGGATTCCTTTATCTAAAGCATTTCAAGAAGTAACATCAATCCCAGGAATACCAATGGGGCATATTACTTTACTAAGAGGACATTCAGATACAGGTAAAACAACAGCTCTAATTGAAGCTGCTGTTAGTGCCCAAAAAATGGGAGTTTTACCTGTGTTTATAATGACCGAAATGAAATGGAATTGGGATCATGCAATCCAAATGAATTTTGATATTAAAGAAGAGGTTGATAAAGAAACAGGAGAAATCATCAATTATGGAGGTTTCTTCATTTATGCAGATAGAGGTACTTTAAATAGTATTGAAGATGTAGCTGCCCTTATTAACGATTTATTAGATGAACAAAATAGGGGAAATTTACCATATGATTTATTATTCCTTTGGGATTCAATAGGTTCAATACCCTGTGATTTAAGCCTCAGAAGTAAAAATAATAATAACGAATGGAATGCAGGAGCAATGTCTACTCAATTTGGAAATAATGTTAATCAAAAAATATTATTGTCTAGGAAAGAAACATCCCCTTATACAAATACTTTAGTTTGTATAAACAAAGTTTGGACCCAAAAGGCTACTAGCCCAATGGCACAGCCCAAACTAATGAACAAAGGAGGTATGAGTATGTGGTTTGATTCAACATTTGTAGTTACATTTGGGAATATTATGAATGCCGGTACTAGTAAAATTAAAGCTATTAAAGATGGGAAACAAGTAGAATTTGCCAAACGGGCAAATATACAAATTGATAAAAACCATATCAATGGCATTACAACCAGAGGTAAAATAATAATGACTCCTCATGGTTTCATTAATGATGATGAAAAAGAAATAAAAAAATATAAAGACGAACATTCAGCTGATTGGAGTAAAATATTAGGGGGAATGGATTTTGAAATTGTTGAAGAAAATGACCAAATGGAAGAAGTAAACCCCTTTTTTCAAGAACCAAATTAAAAGATGGATAAGAATGAATTACTCAAGTTATTAGATAATGTTACAGGAGAAGAAAAAAAATCCACATTTACCAAACATAGCAAAGTTTTATTAATAGATGGTTTAAATTTATTTTTAAGAAATTTTGCTGTAATTAATTATGTGAATGAAAAAAATGTTCACATAGGTGGTTTAGTTGGTTTCCTTAGATCCCTAGCTTATTATATAAAAACAATAAACCCTACCTCAGTTTACGTAGTATTCGATGGAGAAGGTTCCGCTACAAATCGTAAGAATCTTCTCCCAGAATACAAATCTAATAGAAATCTAAGTAGGATGACCAATTGGGAGATATTCAAAAATTTAGATGAAGAACAAGAAGCAAAATCCAACCAAATTGTAAGATTAACACATTATTTGCGTTGTCTCCCAATCCACACCGCAGTCATTGATAAGGTAGAGGCCGATGACATTATCGCGCATATGGCCAATAAAATCACAGAAAAACCCAATACTCACGCATACATAATTTCATCAGATCAAGATTTTCTTCAATTAATAAATGAACAAATTACTGTTTATAGACCAATGGAAAAACGCTTTTATACTCCAAATGATATGAAAGAAAAATATGGAATTCCCACTGAAAATTTTATTATAAGAAAAACACTATTGGGTGACAATTCGGATAAAATCCCAGGAGTTAAGGGATTAGGGCCTAAAAAATTAAAGAAGTTGTTCCCTGAGTTATCTACCGATATACTAGAGCTCAAGGATGTGCTATATATATGTTCGGGTAAATTTAAGGATAATATAATTTACTCAAGAATAATTTTTGAAGAAGAAAATTTAAAAAAGTTTTATAAAATAATGGATTTGCAAAACCC